TTTTGGCGAACTACTTCCACTGAGGTAGTCGGATCCACTCCAAAGACACCATTTATTGGTGAAGAAGGAGCATTCGATGTTGATACCCACAAGTGGAATACAGCTAATGTCAAGAACTGGCCATACTTGCAGCACAAGAAAGGTACAAATACACCGCAAAGGCAACCATTCGCAAGCATACCAGCTGGCATAATCCAAGAGGCAATGAATGCTAGTGAGGATCTACAAGCAACAATGGGAATGTTCGGCGCTTCTATTGGTGAACAAGATAACGCGGTTTCAGGACGGGCAATCAACGCTAGAAAGAAAGAATCTGATACTGGTACATTCCATTTTATCGACAACTTGTCTCGCGCATTGGGCCAGGCAGGTAGGATCATTATAGACTTGATTCCTCATGTTGTTAGGCCTGGGCAGATCCTCAGGATAATTGGCGAGGATCGCAAAGAAACCACCAATATCACTGTAGGCAACCGTCAGGAAATGCATCAACAGCAACCAGGTAGAGATCTATCGAATATCTATGACTTGACCGTAGGCAAGTATGATGTTGTTGTTGATATCGGCCCAGGTTACACAACCAAGCGCGAGGAAGCAGCAAGTCAGATGATAGAGTTCGCTCGTGTCAATCCACAAGCTATTGGTCTGATTAGTGATTTGATTGCTAAAAATCTTGATTGGCCTGGTGCGGATGAAATAGCGGAAAGATTTAAAGCTATGTTGCCACCTCAGATACTTGGTGAAAATCCACAAATGCAGCAATTGCAACAACAAATGCAACAAATGCAGCAACAAGCGCAACAAATGGTTGGTCAATTGCAACAACAAATGGAGCAATTAAAAGCTGATAAAACGCTCGAGTCTAAGAAAATAGATATCGACGGCTACAATGCTGAGACAAACAGATTAAAGGTAACACAAGCCGGGATGACACCGGAACAAGTGCAAATGATGGTAGCGCAAACAGTATTGCAGCTTATGCAGTCGCCTGACGTGCTACCAATGCAGCAACAACAATTTCAACAACCACAAGAGGTGCAGCAATGATGTTTAGGAAAAAGCCTGTAGTTATTGAAGCTTTTTGTCTGGGTGTAGACCAAATGCCAGATTGGTTCATTGATGCAAGGTCTGCTGGATCTATTAGAACTTATGCAGAAAATGCCGAGGCAGGTCCATTCGGATCAAAATTAAGTCACGCAACAATTGACACCCTAGAAGGTACTCATAGAGCGGATTATGGAGATTTTGTGATACTAGGAGTAAAAGGCGAATTTTACCCATGCAAACCTGATATTTTTGCGATTACTTACGAAAAAGTTGAGGAATAATATAAATGACAGAAGAAATGATAGAAGAGACCAATCAATTGCCTGCTAATAATGAGCCAGAGGCAAGCGAAGTCGAATCTGAAGAGTACTCAGAATATAACGCTGAATCCGATATTGAAGAGCAGCCGGAAGGCCAAGCTGTAGAGCCTGAGGACGATAGCGAAGAAATTGAGTTTAATGATAAATCTTACAAGTTGCCGAAGGATATTGCTGAGGCCGTCAAGTCAATGCGCAGTGACTATACGACTAAAACAATGTCTCTTGCTGAGCAGCGTAAGGCTTTCGAGGCTCAATCAGATTTTCATCAAAAACATATCGCTGATGTGGCCAAAGTGGTGGCGCTTAATGAACGGTTAGCCGAGTATGATCAAGTTGATTGGAACGCATTAAGCGATAGTGATCCGGTGCTATGGCAAAAATTGACTTCTCAGAGAATGACACTGGAACGTCAACGCAACCAATTAGCACAGGATGTGACACGAAAGGAACAGGATTTGCACCTCACAAGGCAGCAAGAATATGCTAAGCAAATGGAGGCAAGCGAGACTGTGTTAAGGCGTGAAATTAAAGATTGGTCGCCTGAGTTGGAGTCAAAATTGCAAGATTTTGGGGTTAAAGCGTTTGGTTTCGATATCGACGATGTTAAGAAATCAAAAGCGGACCCTAGGTTATATAAACTTTTGCATATGGCTTTTCTTGGTGACCAGATAATCAAGAAGCAAGCAATCAAATCGTCTCCTACTCAAGCCAAGCCTGTCCCAACAATATTAGGCAAAAAGTCTGCTATTGCAAAGAGTATCTTTGAAGTGGATGATCAGGACGCTTTCGAGAAAATGAGACGTAGACAGATTGCAAAACGTAAATAAATAACGATCTAACGCAGTGATGCGCTGATCAATTCTAACTTAACGCAGTGATGCGCTGGAGGTTTTAAAGATGTCAAATTCATTTAAAGTAGTAGATATGATTACAAAAGAGGCTTTGCGAATCGCGCATGAAAAGCTCTCTTTTATCGGCACTATTGACCGTCAATATGACGATTCATTTAAGCAAACTGGCGCTAAACATGGTCAAACACTGAGAGTTCGTGAGCCTAATCAGTACAAGCGCACACAAGGTAGTCGAGTGATGGACGTGCAAGATCAAGCAGAATCAAACCAAACCATTACTGTTGCGACTCAGGATCATACTGATATGCGCTTCAATTCTGCCGAGTTGATGCAATCAGTAAACTCTGAAGGCGCATTTGATAACCTGAGTAAGAATTACATTGAACCTGCTGTTGCATCGCTGGTATCAGGTATTGAAGCTGATTTCTTGGCATATTGTACTAAGGCAACTTATCAGGTAGCTGGAACCGCTGGCAGTGCGATCGCTAACCTGACCGCCATTGGCGCAGCTCGTGCAAAGCTTAACCAACAATTAGCGCCTAAAGACGGCAATCGATACGTTCAAATGGACTCTGTCGGCATGGGTACTTTGGTGTCTGGTGTTGCTACATACTTCAACGACTCAAGTGCAATTAGCGAACAGTACAAAGAAGGCTTTGTTAAACGCACAGGCATGGCAACATTCTACGAGAATGAGCGCGTGTGGACTATGGCTAACGGTGCTGACGTAGCTGGTGAGATCAACAACGGAACATTAACCAGTGGAATCACCACACTGACTGTAGATGGTTTCTCTGCTGCGCCTGCTGTTGGTTCTGTGTTCACTATTGGTTCTGGATCTGGTGAAACTGGTGTCTATGACGTGCATCCAGAAACAAAGCAGGCCTATTCGCATTTGAAACAGTTCACTGTTACCGCTGCGACTACGACCAGCATTACCTTTAGCCCGGCTATCATCTACGATACAACCAATCCAAAACAAAACTGTTCTGGTGCTCCTGCTGATGGTGCTGATATTGTCTTCGTTGGTGCTGCATCAACAAGCTACGTTCAGCCAATCATGTACCACAAAGAAGCATTCCAGTTTATAACTGCTGATCTTCCACTGATGGATGATGCTCATAAGTGCGTGCGCAGAGAGAAAGACGGCCTATCACTGCGCGTGTGGCAGGCATCAGACATACGCAATGACGAACTGTTGATGAGGATTGATATACTGTACGGCATGGCTGCTCTACGTCCGCAGTGGGCTTGTCGTTTGATTGGTAGCGCTAACTAATAAGGAGTTTTTAGAATGACTATATCTACAGGTTTGGAACGCTTGGGCTATGGCTCACCTGCTGGCTGTATTGCAACAGGACAGCATCAGCAAGTAATTAGCGGCGTTGGTGCTACTCGCACGCTGTTGCCAGAAGAGTCGGGTTCTTTGTGCCTATTTGATCGTGCGGCTGGTGTGGTTTATACGCTACCTACTCCAGTCGAAGGCATGAAGTTTGAGTTCGCTACTACGGTAACTATTACATCTAATGCAGCAAAAACAATCACTGCAACGATTGCTAGTCAATTCATTCTTGGTACTATGTTCGGTTACACTACTGACGCTACTGAGATTGACGGCTTCTCTGCCGATGGTAGTACCCATGTTGCTATCTCAAGCAATGGCTCCACTACTGGTGGAGTGATTGGTGATCGTTACACGCTAACCGCCATCAGTGCTACACAATGGCTGGTGGAAGGCAGTATCTTCTGTGGTACTTCTACACCTGCAACACCTTTCGCAACATCGTAATAATCCTACTACCTTAGGACAGGGGGCGGCTGGCTACGGGTCTCCCCCGCTTTAAAGGAGTTTAGAGCATGGCGGTAAGAATATTTCACAAAGATCATGGTTACGTGATAACCGCAGATCAAGAACAGATTAATGCATTGCTTGCAAAAGGCGGTGTTATCGATGAGAAGAAAGAAGAGATAAAACCTTCTTTAACCATTGAAGAAACAGAGATTCCAGCATACGTGCCAAAACTTAAAGGCAAGCGTAAATAATGGCACTTACCAATTACAGCGATCTACAGACTGCCATAGCATCATGGCACCATAGGTCAGTTAGCGAGATAACAGACTTTATAACTCTTGCCGAAAAGAGGATAAATTCTGACTTAATCACGCGCTTAGCAGAGGTAGAAGTACCTCTGACTGCTACTGTTGGTAGCCGCTACATAACTTTACCTGCCGGGTATCTATCAAATCTTGCTCTATGGTTGACTTATTATAATGATAGGATTCCGTTAACGTTCATGGCTGCTGATAGTATGCAAGCATATGACGATAACAGACAGCCAAGATTCTACACAATAGAAGTAGGCTCGATAGCGTTTGAAAGCCCGTGCGATGTGGCTTATACATTCACGTTTAGGCACAAGAAAGGCTATGACATAGCTTCAACATTAACAAATTCTGTGCTGACTAACTTCCCGGCTGTGTATCTATATGGCTCAATGAGAGAAGCAAGTATATTTGCTCAGGATGATAAGAATATTGAGAAATACGAGGCGCTGTACCAACAGGCAATAACCGAAGCGCAAAGATTAGAGACAGCCAATAAGACTCTGGCTATGTTACGTCAGGATTTTTTAGTATCTGGCAGTTATAATAACAATATATTCAGCGGTGGGGGCTATTAAATGGCTTTAGAGACTGGGACATACATAAGTGACTTAGTAGCTACAAATCCTGTATCTGGTGACCCGAAGTCACAAGGTGACGATCATATACGGCTTCTAAAGAGCACTATCAAGGCTACATTCCCTAATGTTAATGCGGCTGTTACTCCAACTGATGAGGAGCTCAACTTTGTCGATGGCGTTACGAGTAATATACAAACCCAATTGGACGCAAAAGCGCCTTTAGCAAGCCCTGTGCTGACTGGAGTTCCTGAGGCTCCTACCCCTGCTGATGGCGATAACAGCACTAAAATTGCTACAACCGCATTTGTGGTTAACGCTTCTCTTACGTCAAGTTTGCCAGGCCAATCAGGTAATGCAGGTAAGCTAATAGGAACTGACGGGACTACTGCCGGATGGGTGGATGAGATAGATACGTCCATAGTAAAACCTGCTGCTGGAGATGAGTTTGTTACAGAGTCGCAAACTCAGACATTATCAAATAAAACCATAACAGATCCGATATTTGTTAACGATGCAGACAACACAAAAGAGGCGGTTTTGAACGTCTCAGGTGTGACCGCCGGGCAAAGCAGAGTAATGCTAGTTTCTAACAATGATCTTGTGCTTGATACTCCAGGGTGGCGTTTGCTTTCAGTTATAAATGCGAGCAATGTTGCTACAGTTGACATAGAAACGACGTTTGACAGCGCATACGATGATTATGTAATAGTTGCTAGTGAAATAGCATCGGTATCTACCTCTAAGCTCAGATGTAGGCTGAAGATAGGAGGATCATATCTCACTAGCTCAACATATGCCTATAGCCAGACCAGATCAACTAATTCAACCACTTATGACAATTCAAATGGCACAACATTCATAAATTTAATGGGTGATATAGACGGCACTGCTGCTGCAAACAGCAATTTTGTAATGTTCATTCATAATCCAGCCAGTACAACCAAGTACAAAACAATAACTTGGCGCGGGATGCACGCAACTGGTGTTGTCGCATCTTCATGGCTAAATGTATCAGGTTCCGCTTATAACAATAGCTCCACCGCTGCACTGACCGGAGTTCGGATATACATGGAATCTCTTAACATTTACGGTAAGTTCAAGCTCTTTGGCATAAGGAACTCAATCTAATGGCACTATTTAAAGCTACCGCTCAAGGCACTGTGCAAATGACGGCTGAAGAAGAATCCGAGATACTTGCTGAAAGATCTGAAAGAGAGACGCTGCCTAATAAAAAGGCGAGGCTGCGGTTAGCCATAAATGATGAGCGCAAGATAAGGGCTAATTCTGGTGTTGTTGTTAGTGGAGTCATATATTCAACTGATTTCAATTCGCGTATAGAATTAAGTAATGCTTATATATACCTTGTAAGGAATGAGGGTGCAACGATAGATATTGAATCGAAGAATGGAGAAATATTCACCTTTGATATAAATGGAATAGGATCTATCTATGATGCTGTCAATAGCCATGTTAATGCTGTATCTGCCGCTGCTAAAACCCATTTTTCTAATGTCAATCTTTTAAATAAAAATGACGTTGATCTATACGATGTAAAAAGCCTATGGCCATAATTCGTGTCCCTAATTGCGGATCTGTAGGAGTTAACCAAGATCTATCCCTGCATGAATTGCCTATCAATGCCTGGACGGATGCTAGTAATATAAGGTTCCTTGATGGCTATGTAAATCAGTTTCTAGGACATGGGCAAGTATACGGAACCCCATCGGTTATACCTTATCATGTTTTGCCTGTGATAATTAGCGGAGTGCGCTACTGGCTATATGCTTCATTAACCAAAATTTATGCTGTCACTATGACGGCTGGCAGCGCTGTGCATACCAATCTAACGCGCCAAACATCCGGGAATGATGTGGATTATGCTGCAGCGGCCAATTCTTGGACATCAACCGTTATAGGTGGCATCCCGATATTGAACCCAGGAAATGCCGTTGATCCTCCGCAGCAATGGGACTTAAACACTGCGAATAACTTTGCGGCTCTAAGCAATTGGCCTGCTAATACTTATTGCAAATCAATACGCTCATATCGCAGCTTTCTTGTTGCGCTAAATATCACAAAGACGTCAACCAATTATCCGTATATGGTTAAATGGTCGCATCCTGCTGTTCCTGGTTCTGTTCCTTCTTCATGGGACGAAACAGATCCAACCAAAGACGCTGGAGAGTTTGATCTTGCGGACGGATATGACCAGATCATTGACGGATTAGCGCTCCGTGATTCACTGATAATCTATAAGGAATCTTCAGTATGGCGGATTGATTTTACTGGCGGTCAATACGTGCATAGAGCAAGCAAAGTAATGGGCACTTCTGGCGCAATGAACCGCAATTGCATCGTAGAGATAGACGGCTATCATGTTGTGTTAACAACCAATGACATTATTGTACATGATGGCGTACAGGCTAATTCTGTTCTTGACAAAGTTACAAGAAGGTGGCTATTCCAACACATGGACGTTGATGAAGCCTATCAATCATTCGTGTTTAAGAATCCATTCTTCAATGAAGTGTTTATCTGCTTTGCATCAATTGGCGCTGATTACCCTGATACAGCGATAGTCTTCAATTATAAAGACAAAACGATCAGCAAGCGGACAATGCCGAATGTTCATCATGCCAGCTTCGGACAGGTTGATAATTCACTTACTGGCACATGGGCTGCGGACAGCGATCCCTGGTCTAGTGATTTAACATTATGGGACGGTCCTGATCAAGTACCTAATGCTGCTAGGGTCCTGATGGGTGGACATGATACCAAACTATATTTATTGGACGCGGCTGCATCATTTGACGGTGTTGCACCATCTTCTTACGTTGAAAGGAAAGGCTTGTCATTTGGCGCGCCTGAACAGATAAAACTTATTAAAGGCATACGTCCTAGAATAACGGGGAATGTTGGTGATACAGTCATCATTAAAGTAGGTAGCCAAGATGATCCATTTGAAGATCCAACATACACTAGTATCACTCATACAATAGGTTCCACAATTCGTGATAATTGTCTGGTTGCAGGCAGATATATATCAGTGAGATTCGAGTCTGGAACCGCTTATAATTGGCGTCTGGATTCGTATGATATTGAGGTAGAAACTCTTGGAGACTGGTAGATGAAGCCTGAGCAAAAAGCTTGGTTAAATTCTCAGTTAGATGCGCTTATAAACAAGAAATACACGCAAGAAATGACTACTGAGGATAGGGTTAAGGGCGGTTTATCTCCCTTACCTGTTATTGGTGACGCTATTAGTGGTTATGATGCTTACCAGTCTGCTAAAAAAGGAAATTATGGCGAAGCTGCTTTGAATGCAATAGGATTGCTTCCGTTGATACCTGGTTTGGCTGGAACTATAAAGAATGTTGGTCAATCTGAATTACTTCAAAAAATAGCATCCTCAGATGACATTAAGAAATGGGCAAAGAACAGTAAAGTTGTTGATTCGCAAGGTAATCCGTTAACTTTATATCACGGAACCACATCAGACTTCGATAAGTTCAATACATCAATTAGCGAGATGGGAACTCACTTCGGCCCTGTTGGACAAGCAAACCAATTTACTGTTGGGGTAGAGGGTGGGAATGTTAGACCAGTGCATCTAAACATAAAGAACCCACTAAGGATGAATGATAGCGGGGGTTTCTATCCATTAGATGTTGCTCAGGATTTGATGGATAGAAAATTACTTACACAGGACGACTACAAGAAAGTATATAGCCTATTAGATAATAATAAGGATTCCGGTGCTATTAAACATATACAAAAAAGACTAATTGATCAGGGCTATGACGGCATGGTCTATTTGAATAAACATGAAGGGTTTGATAAGGATGTTGCAAGCAAATTGTTGAAAGGAAACTACTCTACATTAAAGAATATGAGTGAGTCAGATTTTCTTAAACTAGCACCAACAGCTCAAGAGAGTTATATCGCATTCAAACCAAACCAGATAAAACCTGCTATAGGTACAAAAGTTAAACCA